GTTGCTGTAGACCTTACGGGGGCTACAGTTAGAATGCACATGAAGGCTGTTGAAGCAAGCGCCCTCAAGGTAGACGAAGCTATGACTGTCGTAAATGCTGCTTCTGGTATTGTTCGTTACAATTGGTCGTCTTCTGACACTGATACCGCTGGTACATACTACGTGGAGTTTGAGGTAACAAAGGCCGACAACTCCGTTGAGACTTTTCCTAACAACGGAAATGCTGCGGTCGTAATAACAAAGAGCCTTGACTGATGACAACTTGGACAAGACATCTGTACGAGCATGATCACTTAGCTATCTCAAAGGGCGAGAGTAACGACTACAGCACGGTCTATAAGTTTGGCTTCAACCCAGACATTAACGGGACTGAAGAAACTATTTGGACGCAGGGTGGAAACGTACCTTGGCCGACGACAGCCTTTACGGCTTACGCTGTAAGTGACAATGCTGCCGATGCTAATGGCTCCTCTGGGGCAAACACTGTTCAAGTAGAAGGCTTAGATGCAGACTACAACTTCAAGTCTGTCTCGGTCAGCATGAACGGAACCTCTGCCGTCGAAATATCTGGAACTTGGATCAGGATAAACAGGGCGTATGTGACTTTAGCAGGTAGTGGCGGAACTTCCGCTGGTACTATACACATACAGAACTCCGGCGGCACTGTAGTATATGCTAACCTTGGGGAAGGCAATCAGACCCAAATAGCCGCATATACAGTCCCAGCAGGTCATACTTTCTACATAGATGACATCAGCTTTACTGCCGCTCTTTCACAAGCCGATAAGAAAATCAAAGCTACCTTTGCAGTTAGAGAGTTTGGATCTAACGTATTTAGGACGCGGTGGGTCAACGTGCTACAGAGCAACCAACTTTTAACTAGGTTTGTTTATCCTCTGGCTATTCCAGAGAAAACCGACATGGAATGCAGAGCTTTCAGCGACACTATTAACAACGAAGTTGGAGCCTCCTTTCAAGGGGTACTTTGTAAGAACACTATTACGGGAGAGCCTTGATGCCTAAGGTCGCACTTCAGAACAAGATGAAAGAGCATAACAAGAAGTCCAAGCACAAAGTGACTATGCGTATGCTCGAAGCGGTCTACGATAGGGGCGTAGGTGCCTACCGTACAAACCCCGGCTCAGTTCGTCCGAACGTAAAGTCTCCTGAGCAGTGGGCTATGGCAAGGGTCAACAGCTTCTTACGGATTGTCAGTGGATCTAAGTCGGCAAACCACGATAAAGATCTTCTGCCCTCTTCTCACCCCTCCTCAACTAAGAAAATGCTCAAGGGCAAGTATGCCAACGACATCTTCACCACTGAGGCAGAGGCCCGTGCTAGGAGCATGGATATAGGTCTGGACGGTGACATCCATGTACACGAATACGACGGACAGGCCGTGTACATGCCCGGAGAGAGCCATGAAGACTATCTGCACCACCATGACCCGAATGATAAAGACACCCCCTCAGTCAGCCGCGTAGAGGCTCTCAGGGCAATCGTCCAAGAGATTATGAAAGAAGAGTTTCAGAAGGCTGAGTATCAGGGCCGAAAAGTTACCCTGAACAAGCCTCGTCGTATTCAGGGCGGAAACAAGAAGTTTGAAGTGTTTGTCATGGATGGGGACAAGGTCAAGCGAGTTACGTTTGGCGACCCTAACATGGAAATACGAAGAGATGACCCCAAGGCCCGCGCTAATTTTCGCTCCCGGCATTCGTGCGATACGGCGTCTGACAAGACTAGCGCAAGATACTGGTCATGTCGCATGTGGGAAGCAGGAGCTACGGTTAGTGACATGACAAAAAGTCTTGAAGGTAAGATCTTAAAATCCGACGAAGAACAGCGCCTAGTCTATGGCTGGGCCTCAGTAGTCACCGAGAAAGGCGAACCTGTAGTGGACCGTCAGGGTGACATCATCAAAGCAGACACGCTCGTTAGGGCCGTGAACAAATTCATGGAACACGTTCGTGTAGGCAAGCAGATGCACAACGGAGATCAGATTGGTGTAGTAGTCCACTCGTGGCCTTGCACTGACGAGATCAACAAGTCCGTTGGCTTGGAAGCTGACCGTGAGGGTTGGCTGGTCGCTTTTAAGGTCTATGACGAAGAGGTCTGGTCTAAAGTTAAAAGCGGTGAACTCGCAGCCTTCAGTATTGGGGGTCGTGCGGTAAAAGGAGAGTATAATGGCGACTGAGTTGCTGGAACTTCAACTTGACGAGCTTTCATTGGTTGATCGACCGGCCAATGCGGAAGCTATGATCACTCTTTTCAAACGGGACGTCCCCACAGAAGAGGAATTAGACAAAATGACTGAAGAGATGGAAGCTGAAGTTAAGGCTTACATGGAAAAGAATAGCTGCGGTTATCGTGAAGCGATGAAGGCCCTTGGCTATGAGATGGACAAAGAAGAGGTCGTAGCTCCTGAAAAGGAAATGGCTGACCCTGAAGACATCGGCAAAGCCTTTGAAGCTGAAATTGTTAAGCTGAAGGCAGAGAACGAAGAGCTTCGCAAAGGCATTATCGAAGAAGGTTATGTCATTTCCACGGAGGGTATTTCCAAGAAAGCCCCTGAGGAATTTGTGGAGTACGAAGGCGAAAAGATCAACAAGGCGGACATCCCAGCCCCTATCTTGAAAGCCCTCGAAGCTGCCGAAATCGAAAAAGCAGATCTTGAGCTTACCAAGCGAGCTGAAGAAGCCTTGCCGCATTTCTCCGTAGAGGCTGCTAAAGGTCTTCTGAAGGCAGTTGAAAAGTCCGATGACAACGAAATGCTTATGGTAGCCCTAAAGGCCGTTGACACGGCTCTTGCAGACAAGATGGAAGAACTCGGCAAGTCCGATGTAGATGGCGAGTTTGCCTCTGCCTCAGACAAAATTGAAGAACTGGTTAAGGTTTACATGGACGAAAACAACCTTGCCAAGAAAGACTATGCCAAGGCTTATGCTTTTGTAGCTAAGACTGAAGAAGGCAAGTCCCTCATCGCTAAAGCCTACAAAGGAGAATAACTCATGGCTGTTATGCAAACTCGCGACACGCGCTCTATGGAAGCTGGCGAAGATCTTTCGGCTGCACAGTTTCACTTCGTAACCCTCGAATCTGACGGCAAGGTTGATCTTGCTGACTCCGCAGGAGAAAACTGCCACGGCATTCTCCTCAACAAACCAGATGCTGCTGACAAAGCCGCTACGGTTGCTATCTCTGGTCGTTGCCTCGTTGAGGCTGGTGGCACTGTTGCTGCTGGCGCTGCTCTTCAGACCAACGCAACTGGTGAAGCTATCACCGCCGCTGCTGGCGACTACATCATGGGCTACGCCCTTGAAGCCGGTGTTGACGGCCAGATCATCGCTATGGAACTCATCCAAGGTGGCAACATCGTCGCCTAATGGCACGTTTAAGGAGAACATAAAATGCCAATGCTTACCCCCTCTGACGTGCATGTCGATGTACCTCTCACAAACTTGACTATCGCTTACATGCAGGCCGCAGAGAACTTTGTTGCTGACAAAGTCTTCCCAATGATTTCTGTTAGCAAGCAGTCAGACAAATACTACAAGTACAGCCGCGAAGGTCTTCGTGACGGCGACGTTACGGTTCTTGCTCCTCGCACGGAAGTTAATCGCGTCGGAATGGCCCTGTCTACGGACAGCTACTTCTCTGATGTTCGTGGTCTCGGTATGGACTTCGACGAACAGACCCTAGCAAACGAAGACACCGCTCTTGAGCTTCGCTCGCAGGGTGCAAACGTCCTGATGGAGAAGATCCTGATCGACCGTGAAGTTCGCTGGGCTTCCGCCTTCTTCAGCGCGGGCATCTGGGGAACCGACATCACTCCGGGCAACCTGTGGTCTGACTACACGAACTCAACACCTATCGTTGATGTCACTACTGGTCGTCGCACCATGCAGTTGGCTTCTGGCGGCTACAAGCCGAACACGATGGTTGTTGGTAAAGAAGTCCGTGATGTCCTGATCAACCACCCAGACATTCTGGCCCGCCTCAATGGTGGTTCGACTGTCTCCAACCCTGCGTTGATCACCGACGCGAAACTGGCTGAAATCTTCGAAGTCGAGAACTTCTACGTGATGGAAGCTGTCCGCAACACGGCTGCTGAGGGTGTCACTGATGCCTTTGGTTTCATCGGTGGCAAGAACGCCCTGCTGACGTATACGCCTTCGACGATGGGTCTGCGTACCCCCGGTGCTGGCGCTATCTTCTGCTGGGACTCGATCCCCGGTGTTAGCGGCATGGGTATCACTGTTGAATCGTTCTCGGACGATGCCCTGAAGCGTCAGCAGATTGCTGAACTGATCCAAGTCAAGTCTTCTGATGACATGAAGCTCATCGGCGCTGAAATGGGTTACTTCTTCGAAGCCTGCGTCGCTTAAGACCCCCCACTACAAAAGGTGGACCCCTTGGTTATCCTTGGGGTTCACCCAACCATAAAAGAACCTAACAAAACCATTGGAGTTGTCATGCACCCTACGTATCTTGGGTTTCAGGTAGACTGGCCCGTATTCGTAAAGAACCCCCTTCAAGCTAGTGATAAGAACTGGACAAGGGGAGAATTGTTTAACTGGCAAGAGCGAGATTTAGATCAGTACAAGGTCTTCATGCT